GCGCCGCCGCTGCGGCTGCCGCCATCAGATAGGGATTGGTGAGCGCGGCCGCTGCCGCACTGGCGGCAAGTCCCAACACCGCCCGCGCCATCCCGCCGATACCGACACCTGCCTGCATGGCGATCTGTCCGATCTGGCTGCCCTGCTGCATGAACACGGTCATCGGCTTCTGGCCGGAGAACAAGCTGACCACCACGTCGTTGAGCTGATACACGAGATTTTGCATCTGATGGCCGGCGAGCTTTGCCGAACCGCCCATGCGGGTCATGCCGCGCGAGCCGACAGCCTCGATGGCCCGGTCGGCCTGAGCTGACGACGCCGCCACGTCGCCCATGGCGCCTGCAACCGACCGCTTGATGTCAGCCATCTCCTTTTGGAGGCGGGCGACATTGGTGATCATCTCAATCTCGAGGGTGCCTGCGCGCATTGCTAGTCTCCCTTCGACATTATCAGCGCCCGGAAGGCGTTGGTTACTTTCCGGGAGACTTCATCACGGTTGAGGCTGGCGGCGGCTGCCCAGGGCGGCGGGCAATCAGGTTCGCGGGCACGGACTGTCTCGGCGACGAACTCGGCCGACAATCGGCGCAGGAGACGAGCAATCCACGGCTGCAGATCGTGCCCCACACACTGCTGCCAGTTGCCTATCGAGCCCCATGAGATCGGCACTGCGCCCATGGCTCCGGGATCGGTTGGGCCCACTTCCATCAGCCAGTCAATCACCCAAGGGGTGCGGATGGCTGGGAAGTCCGGCGTCAGATCGTCGATAGCCATGCGCTGCAGCCGGGTCAGCGGTTCGGTGTCGGCGTCCGGCTTGATCTGCTTATTGGAGCGCGGCTTAGGCGCCGTGCCAAGCCAGGCTAGTTGCCGGACGTAAAGGCTCAGCTCTGAACTGAGCTCTTCGTAAAATTTGCCCAGTCATTGATGTGGGCCGCAACCTGGGCGGCGATGAAGCCAATCGAGGGATCGGCATAGGCCTTACAGAAGTGGTCTGCGCCTTCAATTCCCTCAGCGGGCGGATAGGTGAAGCCATTAAAGCTGACCGTGCAGGCAGCGAGGAAGTCGGCCTGTTCGGCGAGCTTTTCCTCGGCCGACTGGTCCATCTTTCCGCGCTTCTTGATCTTGTCCATCAGCTGGTTTTGCTGGCGGGCCTGCGCGCGCTGGTAGACCTTCGAACCCGGACCGTAGACCGTGATCGAGAGGCGCTTGCCCTTGTCGTCGAATAGCGGGGCATCGTCGCCGCCGACGAGTTCCACGGTAGAGGTGTCGGTGGCGGCAAGCGTGGTGATGTCAAACATGGATTGTCTCCTGTGAAGTTGCGATGCGGTGATTTGGGCGCCTAATCGCCGCATAGTTTGCGGTGATTGGATGAGGTCATCATGGCGCCAGCACTTCGGCCACGCCGACACCGGCGGAGTTGGTTGTGAGTTCAAGCGTCACGGTGGCGGTGGTGATTTGATCAACCGACCCGACATTGACCTTGAAGCTCATGACCTGCGCCTGGAAATAATACTTGTCGCCGTTCTGGGTGGTGACGAGGAAGCTGTGATCGGCATCGGAGATCGATGCGGATTTGAGCAGGATCTGGCCGGTATCATCGGTATCGAGACCCATCTGGATGGTCATCGTACCCTGATTGAAGCTGCCCTTTTTCTTGACGACGCCGCGGCTGCCGACAGGGTTGAAGGTCACAAGGTTGAACTCGCGGCCGAACTCGCCAAGGTCAGACACTTCGCCGACCACCGTCATGGTGAGCGCGTTGTAGCCGGTGGGATCGAAGGTCGCAGGAGTGGAAGCCGACACCTTCATCGTGGTGCCGGCGGAAGTCCGAACGGTCATGGCAGTGGTTCCTTGATTGTTGGTGAGGCTCAACGCGCCTCGTTGAATGAGACGCGCAAATCTTGCGTCTGCATGTGGATGCCGGTTTCCTCGTCGAGGAAGTCAGGACCGGCGGAATCGGTATGGACGGTGACGTCGGTGAGCCCATCGATGGCAGGCATCTGGTCGGCCGCAGCGGCGCGAACCGCCGAAATGAGGGTCTTGGCTTCCGGATAAGTGCGCGCCAGCACGGTCACTTGCACGCGCTCCGTCACCCGGCGTTTGAGGCCAGGTGCCGGGATGTTGCGATCGGCGCTGCTGACCGACATGAGCGAAATAGCGGGCAGCTCAGTACCCTGCGGCAGCATTCCAGAGACAATCCGCGCCACAGGCACAAGCGCCGTCACCCCGGTGTCGATCACCAGGAGAGAACGGACCGCAATCACCCCGTTCATTCGTCGTCGATCTCGAGCTTGGGAGCCTTGAGATCACCGATCTGCACGCGGTGGGCGATATAGGCGCCCATGGCATTGACGGCCTCCTCGGCCTTCTGGTCGAGAGCGGGGCGCAGAAACGGTTTTGCAGCGTGACCCGGGTGCATAACCACGGCACCGACGAAGTTCTCGCCAATCTTCAGGCTGCCACGCTTCACCATCTTGTTGATGGTGCCGATGCCGACCTTGCGCGGGCCGCGGCGAGTTTCACGCACGGGTCGGTCAGCCTCGGAAACCGAGATCAGGTGCGGCGCGACGCCGTATTCTATGAACAGGCCGAGATAGGAGCCTGACCCGCGCAGTTTGACGTAGGAGGACAGCTTCGATCCCTCAGCACGGGTGCCGATGCCGATCGCCTTCTTGAGCTTGCCGGTTTTGACCGGGACATTGGCCTTGGCCTGTTGCTGGATCACCTTGGCGCCAGCGCGAAGGCCGCCGCGGATGACGTTGCGTTCGAGGTTCTTGGGCAGTTCATCGAGCAGGCGCAGCAATTCCGGGCCGCCCTTGAGCCGGATCGTCATGGTGCGACTCCCTCAGTGGAGTGTTCCTCAACCATGATTTCCATGGCATCACGCCGGCCGAGTGTGGCCGGGCCGGAGATGATCTGGTGAACACGATTGTCGATGATGATCCGCATGTCGGCGGCGAGCCCCGCCAAATACCGGATGCGGATCCGTGCGGGTCTGCGGGCGATCTGTATACTGTCGGCCAGACGCTCGGCCTTTGAGGGCAGAATGTCCTTCACCTCGGCCCAGACGCAGGCGAACTCGGCCCATGCCACTATTTCCGTGCCGTATTGCGGATCAGCGGTCACCGCCTTGCGCTCGATCCGGATCCGGGTGTCGAGCTTGGAGGCTAGATCCAACGACATTTGAGTTGCCCCACAAGGCTATCGAAGGCGAGACAGGCCGCGCCTTCGCGGTTTTCAAACATCGTGGCGACTTTGACCAGGATTGCGGCCCGGGCGATCTGGAGGTCTGGAGCCGTGTCGGCAAATCCGGCCGACAGGGTGATCTGGATCAGACCATCTGCGCCAAGCTCTGGCCAAGACTTGCCCGATGCAGGGCGAATGCGGGTAAATCCGTTGCGCCGCCGAGCGACATAATCACCCTCCGGCAAGGTGGTCGTGCTGCCGTTCACCGCAGTGTAGCGAATCTCGGCCACCATGCAGGGGCGGACCGGCACGGTGATTTCAACTTCCCAGCCTTCCAGCTGTAATTCGAGGGTCTGTTCGCAGAGCTTAAGCCCGGTCTGCAGTTCCAGTTCGGCCTGGGCGGCATCGAGCTTGGCGCCCAGCAGCAGGTCCTCGTCTCGGGCATCAAGCCGAAGCTGCTGGCGCGCCTCCTCGAGTGTCACGGCCCGGTCTTGCGGCGGAGCAATGACGACGATCTCGGACATTAGTCAGCCTTTGTGCGGTGCGTGGAACCGGTCTTGCGGGTGACCGCTGGCGCGGGATCGCTGGCAGCAACTTCGACGGCCAGGCCGCGCTCGATGAGCAGCTTTCCAAAATGGTCATCGAGCTCGAAGGTCTGGCCAGTCAGCAAATTGCCTGAACCGACGGAGCTGATGTGGATGGTATCAAGGGCTTTGAGGATCATAGCTCGTTCCTTTTCGCTGAACGAAAGGGGCCAGAATGCTCTGGCCCCCGCGTCATCAAGCAGCGGTGGCCGCGGTGGCAGCAGCCGCGAAGTCGCCCTTCACGAAGGCCTCAGGGCGATAGACCGCGAGCGCGAGGCGCTCTTCGGCCAGCACCGTCACAAGGTTCTTGCGGAAGTTCTGGTCATCCTCGGTCGAGATTTCGACCATGGCGTCCATGCGGTCGAAGATCTGCGCGCCAAGCTGGAAGGCACCGGTCAGGAACTTGCCAGTGGCCATCGACTGGGTGGGAACAACCGGCTGACCCCAGAGCGTCGGCGACAGGTTGCCCTGGGGATTGCCGATGATGAACTGGCCGGTGGTGTCCTTAAGCAGTTCGATCGCCGCCCAATCCGCCGGATGCAACACCATGCCGGTGGACATCAGTTCCGAAAGTGCGGTCTGCAGCATGGCAAGCCGCAGCACGTCGATCCGGGTAACAGGCGCCGGAACCATGATAGGCGGAGCAAAGGCCGCCGCCTGCGTGTAGATGCCATGCAGGTCGGTGCCCGTGCCGCCGCCATTGAGCAGTTGGTTTTCTTCGACCAGCGCCAGGCCATAACTCAGGCGGCCATCGATGTAGGACTGCAGCATTGGCACATCGTCGAGGATCTGGCGGGTGGCCAGCACCCAGTGAGCGATCGTGGTCACGCTGCTGGTCACGACATCGAACTTGATGTCGGTCTGCGGCTTGGCAGTGCCGCTAGTTTCAGAAACCGAGGCGGCGTTGTTGGTGAAGCCGCTTTCCTTGACGTACTGGACCGCGTTGCTGTTGGTGCGGCCAGGCGTCAGGAGGTCGCGCACAGTAAGACGGCGCTGTCCGGGCGTAACGATACCGGGCTGACGGTCAGGCACGATCAGATCACCGGCTGAACCATTGGCATCGGTGGTCAGCGCAGAAATGATCGCCTTCACCTCCACGCTGGCACGGCCGCGTGCGGTCTTGCTGTTCAGGAATGGCTTGATGCTGTCCGACGTGACGACACGTTCGCCAAGGGTCTTGAACTGCGGGGGGCCGTCCTCTGCCACCCGGCGGGCGAGCTTCTGCTCGACCTCGTCGAGGCGTGCTTTGGCTTCATTGAGCGCGGTCAGCGCTTCGTCAGCCAGCTGCTTGGTGGCGGCGGAAAGTTCCTCGCCTTTAGCCGCCTTGCCCAGCGCTTCTTGTGCCAGCGCCTTGACGGCATCATGGCGGGTATCGAAGTCCTGTTTGACGGCGTCTTGCTGGGCAGCAAACGCGGCTTTCACTTCGCCGGCAAGCTGCTCGGCGCTTTTGGTATCAGTCATGGAAAATGCTCCGTAGGAGTTGGGATCAGCCGCGGATTTGCGCGGCGAGAGCCGACAGGAAGTCGGTGGGGGACTCACTGCCGGACTCACTCCGGTGCAGCGATTTCAGGCCTTTGCCCGCGATTGCGGCGGCCTGGCTTTTCGAGAACCCTGCCTCACGCAGGAAGCTCTCAAACTCTGGAAGGGATGGCAGCACGCTGCCGTCGGTGACGGTTTTGACCGCAGTCACCTTGGCCTCGATGTTCATTGGCATGGTGACGAGGCTGATTTCGCGAAGGTCGATCTTCTTGATGCGCAGCACGCCGGCCTTGTAGGGATCAGGCGCCGCGCCGCCCTTGGGGATGGTGTAGCCAATCGACAGACCGCCAAGCGCGCCGTGCTTGAGCTTGCCATAAGCCCGCTGGGCAACCGGATCGCCGTCCATGATCAACTGGCCGCGCACAAACAGGCCGCGGTCATCCTCGAAGATATCGCGCCAGACGCCGATCGGTTCGCGCTGATCGTGCTGCCATAGCATCGGGATTGACCAACCCTCAGTGCGGGCCTTGCCAACACTTTCCCGAAATGCGCCAGGCTCAATCAGGTCGCCGCCCTGGTCGACATTGCCAAAGGTCGAGGCATAGCCTTCGAACTGGCCGGTTTCCTGAAGGTCGCTGGATTTAAGCGTCAGGGTGAGATGTTTCATGGTCTTGGCTCCGATGGGGCATTTGCTTGCGTGGGCGGCGGTAGGCCGGCCCCAGTGCTGATTTGGGTGATGGGTACGTTCTGCATCTGCATGCGAGGGACATCGCCGCCCGGAACAGGCGCGAGGTTTTCCAGCGCGCGGACCTCGTTGATGGTCATCACGCCATTGCTCAGCATCTGCTGGTAGAAGGAGGCCCGCGCGCCGCTATCGCCGCGCAGCAGGCCTTCCAGGTTGAACTCGATCACGATCCCGGCCTGGCGGTCGGCAGGCGACAAAAGCTGCTTGGCGAGCGCCTGTTCAATACGCTTCAAGCGCCGGCGCAGCGTGAACTTCTGGAACCCCAGCGTCTGCTGTTCAAGGCCAGTGCCCCAGCTGGTGGTTTTCTCGGTATGACCGACCATGAACGGCGGCACGCCAAAGAACCGGCAGACTTCCTCGACCGAGAAGGCCCGGCTCTGCAGCATCTGCGCATCTTCCGGGCTGATCGAGAGCTGGACCCAGTCCATGCCGCGGTCGAGCAGCATCGGCCGGCCGGCATTGATGGCGCCGGCAAACTTCTCCTGCAGCAGCTCCTCGGCCTGTTTGCGCTGGTCGAGGGTCAGCGTGTCGGCGGTCTTGAGCAGGCCAGATGGGCGCACCCCGTTGCGGAATGTGTCGCCTGATGCCCGTTCGATCGCCTGCGCGAGCCCGAAGGTCTGGCGGCCAAACGACAGGGTCGAGAGCCCGCCCAGCGGATTGCCGCCAAAGCCCCGGATATGCAGCATGTTCTCCTGGGCGACCGTCGACCGCACCCCGTTGTCCGACCACTCATATTGAAGGCTGCCGTCGCGCAGACGGCGCACTGTCATGATCTCCGGCGCGATGGGCACGCTGAGCGCCACAACCCGGCCATCGCGAGACCGGATGATCTCGGCGTAGGCGTTGCCGCCCAATTCAATGCAGGCGCAGATGAACTCCCAAAAATCGACCGCGGTCTGATCGGCATTCGGGCTGTCGTGCAGGATCCGGTATAGCGGATGG